CTAAAATTCTTTGTTGAATATCTTCTTTAAGTGTTGCTGTAAGAGTAGTTGCTAGTGATGGAAAAATTGCATCTAATGTTGCACCGTTTGGAATAACATCTGCTAACGTAATTGGTCCTTTTCCTGACTCTAAATTACCTACACCAGCGTTTGCGCCATCTCCTTCAACTGTGGCTACCTTTGCCCATTTTCTATCTTGTGCATTTGCTGTTCCAGATGCTACAAACGAGTTGTTTAAAAATTTTCTTGTGTCTGGTGACTTAAATTTAATTAATGCTCCAGGTTTTAAATATTTTAAATTACTTGTTGAATAATCTCCAACAACCAACGGACCTGTTCCATTAACATATCCTGTATTTGTATTTGTTGTAGTAGTTGTGCTTACCCAAGTTGAATTAATTGTTGATAAATCACGTGTGCCATATTTTTTGTAATAAAACTGTCTTGAGTATGCTTCTTTTAATTTTGACTCTACATTTTTGTTAAGAGTATCTAATATATCATTTTTGTTTGCAAAAGTAAAAGTAAAATTTGGTGTTGTTTCTTCTTGGTATACTATGCCGTCATCTGCAAATACAGACACATTTGAATATGCGCCAGTTGGATCAACAATGTCTTTTGCTCTGCTTATACCAGATGCTGTTCTGTTAACTGCTCTAACTTTGATTATATCTTGAGAAGCTGACAAAGGTACAACATTATAATCTTCACCTGTAATCATTCTGTTTTGTGAATAATAAACTTGAGGTGCTTTTTGTCTAATTGAATCGTTATCTTCTGATGCTGATGCGTTATATATAGATGATGTTAAAGCTGAAGTAACTGTTAATGTTTGTGCGGCACCTTTTGCATCAACATATCTAATATCAAATTTAATATTTTTTAAATCGTTTGGTTGTATACTGTATTGTGCATTGTCATTTGTTCTATAATATAATCTAAATGCACCTGTTGGAATTGTAGCAAAGTTTCCATCGCCAAACACTAATTCTACTTGATCATTAACTCTAGTAATTGCACTAAAAATATCTTTATTGGATTTTGATAGTGAATTGTATATAACATTGTTTCCTGCAGTAGTTGGAACCTGTGACCAAAGTTTAACTGGCTGTCCTAAATCGTCTAGTTGCCATAACCATAAATCATCATTATTAATGTTATTAACGTTAATAGGTTTTGTAAAATTTGTAATTGCTTGATCAATTGAAAAATCTACATATTGTAAATCTCCTTGTTTGAACAAACTAAAGAATCCTGTGTTGTTTGATGAATCACCAGCACCATCTGATCTATATAGATATGAAAATCCAGATCCTGGTGTAGGAGTGTTTTCTGTTATTGATGTTGATGTCTTAATTGTAGACGGAACAATTTCAAACTTTCTTGAAATACCGCTTACTGATCTATCAAATGTGAAAACCGGTAAGTCAACATTTGACGATCTAGAAGAATACACATGAGTTGTTATTCCACCAATTGCACCAGATTCTAAAGGACTTCCAAATTTTTGTCCAGATAAATTAAAAGCATTTAAAATTGTTATAAAATGTTCTCTGTAATTTGGGTTTGCAGAGTCGTTCCAATTAACATTTAATCCAGCTAAACTTGTTCCTGAACTATCTTTAACTTCTTGAGTTGTTTGTAATGATGTTATTTTTAAAAGACCTGTAGCTGACTTGCTTCTTTTAGCATTGTAGTTGATTAGTCTTGCTAATCTTAAAACTGAATTTCTTCTTTCAGCAGTTTCTAAAAAGTTTTCTCTGGCATTTAAATCTACTCTAAACGATAACGATTGAGCAATGTAGGCAATTAAATCTAATAGTGCAACATATTCTGAACTCTCAACAAAGTCATTAAAATCGTCTGGATAGTTTTCTCTAATATAAGAAACCATAGTTCTACGTATGGTCTCAAAATCATATGATTTGAAATCTGCTTGTTGGAATGCAGTATAGATCTTTCTCCAATCCTCTGCTACCAGTAGTCTATTTTGTCGTTCTGTAGTGGCCATAACTTGTTTCTACGAATATTTATTGTATTCAAAATGTACGTATATTAAGATAGGCTTACTGAACTGTTCTGGTCAAACTTTAGTATCAGTTTTTCTGTCAAATTATACGGTACATAGGTTAATGAGCATTCAATTGCAATACCATGCTCATACTCAGATATGTTAATATCTTGTGTAGAAAGCCGGGGGTCTGCGTTTAAATTTTCAGAAATATCGTCTGCAATAGCATTTCTTAATGCTTCTGTTAGAGGTTCAAACAAAGCATCGTATATTATTGTGCCAAACTCTGGGTTTTCTACACGCTCGCCTTTTCTAACACTTAATCTGTTTATAAGGTCTTGTTTAATCAGTTCAAAGTCATACAACTTATAGTTGGAATTTTCTGCTCTAGAACTAAAACCTTTATTTGTTGCCATTATATTTCAAAAATCTTTCCGCTGTTTTTCATTACTGATCCTAATGTTTTACCTGATGGTGCTACAACTGATTTTATTTCAGTTACTGATATCACATTATTACCAACTGTTGTTTTATAAACAGCATTCTCTATATTTACATCCTTAATTCCCTTTGGTACTAGGTTAGGGGCAGATTCCATTAGTTGTTTGCCCATATCAAATGCTTCCCCCATCATTCCGCCAATTTTTGAGTCTGGGTTTTGAATATCTCCTAAAAGATTGCTTATTGTTGCTGTTCCTTCACTAACAAAAGAGCTTATGCTATTGCTGTCGAGCGATAAATTTCCACTTGCTTTTTTAAATGCAGATGTTACTTTTTGAGACAAATCTCCTTGCACTGATAGTAAACCGTCTTTGTTTGCAAACACCTGATCTTTGAGAACATCAATATTTTGTGTGTTAACTTTTTCAGTTATTTTTGATCCAACTGTTGATTTGACATCTTTTACTGCTGATGCTAATTTTAAAGAAGTTTCTGGTACGCCATATGTTGCTGGATATTTTTGTGTGAAATCATTTTTTGCTTTTTGTACTTTTTCTAAGTCAGACGATTTATCTAACCCTATGTGTTTAAGATATTCTTGTAAATCTGCTTTTAATTGTCCGGCTTTAACTGCAAACACTTTACTTGTTCTGTTCAACTGTGCAACAAATTCAGCACTGCCAGGTGAATTAGATGTTGATCCCCATGCTTCATTAACACTGTTGCCAATTGCTGTTGCTGTTGGTTCAAGTGCCGCTTTTACATCAGCACCTAACTGAGCATTCATTTCTTTTGTAAAAATGCCTTTACCTGATGCTCCTGCAGTCTCTAAATTTTCTTTATGAATCTTTCTGGCATACTCGGCATCGTATCCAGCTGTTCCTTTTATGTTTGTTCTACCTACCATTTGTTATCTCCAAGGCTGTGAGCCTGCTCCACTAAACATTGATAATCCGTTCTTCAGTCCAAAGTGTTCTGCAAACGGTTCGTGTGTTGGTACTCTCATACCATCCATTGTTTGATTTAATCCTGATTCAGATTTTAAAGGTACTGCTAAACCTTTTGTAGCTGTATTAACATCTGCTATTGGTACAACTAATGTGTTTGTGCCAGCAATATCAGTTGCCTGCATATCTGTTCTAATTAAGTGACTTATAATATCTGCATTTGCGGCGACTGAATTCATATGTACTTCTGTACCAGCATGGTCTATTCTGCCTCCAGCGTGATGTTGCTGTCCTTTTCCTGCGTATGATATTATAGAATTGGTTGGCGATTTTAAAGATATAGTACCAGCCTCTGCATGAAGCATTATATCATTGTCTGATAATACTTGCACACGAGATCCGTCTAGTACTAATTTGTCTGTTGCTTTAAATTTTATTTGCTCTCCTGCGTAAAAAGAAATATTTGCATCAGAATGAAAATTCATATTCATTGCTGAACGTACATTAAGTCCTGCTCCTGCATAGATATCAATTGTTCCGTTGCTGGAAAATTCTAACCATGCTTCTCCTGAGGCATTTGCAATATACACACAACCTTCTGTGTCATGTAATAATATTTGGTGTCCTGATGACGATCTTAATCTAACTAAATGATTGTCTCCATTTTCATCACCGTCGTCCATTACAAAAGTATGTCCAGACTTTCTAGTAACATACTCGTCTTTTAAACTGTCTATTGGTCCTTGCTGTTTTGTTGGTTTTGTTTTATCAACTGGACCTGGTGTACTCATACCAAACACCTGGCTTGGTGACTCTCGTCTAGCAGATGACGAAGTTGTGCCTCTTACTGTATCTTGTATAAGACCTTGTGCTCTTAATGTTTCTGCCATTGGATGTATTGGCTTTTTAATATTTTCATAATTGCCACCTGACTGATTCCATGCCTTTCTATTAATTTCACCGGCCGGAACATTGTCTGTTCCATACACTGTCTCTTTAGTATCTGTTCCTGTTTGTGTTGAAGAAGCAATACCTGGGACCATATGATTAGTGTTTGCATCTTGCACACATCCAATCCAGAAAGCGTTAGATATTTTTCCTTCTGCAAATATAACAAGTACTCTAGAATCTATATCTGGTGGTACTGCCCAAAAACCATATGAGTGTTGACTCGTATCGTAGTTTGTTGGATCGTCAGCATTTGTTGTTGCGTTACTTTTTGCACCATAAAACGGTGTAAGGTATTCACATATGATTAACTCGTTTGCTTTTGCTTCTGGCGACTTTGTTAAATTTGGAATAGTAACTGCAAGTCTACCCATTTTTTCAGGATCTGAATTTTGCTTAACAATACCAATCCAAGGTCCTGAGTTTACTGAACCGTAGGAATCATCTTTGCTTGGAGCTTTTTTAGTAAAAACATCACCTGTAAGATTTACGTTTACCATTAAAAAGGATCTCCTTGAATTACGCCTTCATTATAATTAATATCTTCTTTTTTCACAACTGCTGTTTTACCTTCTGTAGTTCCTGCTTGGTTGTTTAATCTCATCATTGTTAACATTTGAGTAAACTGCCCATCATTAAATTCGCTTTCTACTCTTGCTACTTTATATAAGCCTGAGAACTGGATTTCCTCCTGTGATTTGAACTTGTAATTTCCTGTTTTTTCATCAATATCTTGGGGGAATCTAAAATGTAATGTAATTAACGCTTCTCCTTCATCTAAATTAAATGAACTTGTTTTATCATTCCATACTTTTCCAGCGACTGCTCCTACTCTTTTAGATTTTTGTAATATGCCGTCACCTTCTAATTTAATTGGTTCGTATGCATCATCTCCTAGATATGATGGGTCTCCCATAATTTTCATTTCAACTTTAACCATGTCTCCTGTTGAATTTGTAAGATAGTTAAAAAATTCGTTTGTTCTGTCCTCGGCACCAACTGCTCCACTTTTTGTTATTCCGTCTTCTGATGAGCCGATACCAGGATAACTTCTAAACGGCAACAACGGCTCTGGATATTTTGATTTTCCATAGTAATCGTTTATTTTTGGTTTTTCTGACGTATCATGTTGATCGTTTAACGAATCGTTTCTGCCTGAATTAACTAACCGGCTTTGAAAATATGAATACTTGTAATCAATACTTAAATCTATAATATCAAAGTTTTGTCCAGTAAAAATATACTGATAATCTTTCTTAACACTTTTGCCGTAAAGTTTTGCGGCACTTAGTCCCGGAACAACAAAATCTAATATGTGAAGTTTGTAAGGCTTAACGTGATATAATATCTTTTTCTTGTGCATTTTTGTTATTGTGTCAAATCCTGTTTCTGTATACACTGTTGTAACAATTTTAAACCAGTCTACCATTTCGCTCTCAGGCCCGTCACTTGTTGAACCCTTGCTCCAATTTTCTTGAACTATTTTTGGAATATCTCTAAATCTATTACTACGCAACATAATAGTTTCAAGTATTTTTGAAACTGCTGTGTTAGGATTAACTTGAGCGTCACTTACTTTTGTTTGTTTGCCGTCAGCACCAAAATCTGTGTCATTTACTGAGTTTGTTTCTTGAATCATTGTTTTCTTTAATTCTGGATCAATAGTAATTCTATAGTCATCAACGTATTGTCTAAGACCTTTTTTAATTTCTGTTTCCTGTACTGACCTTAAACCGTTTTGTATAGATGCAAACTTCTCATCAACTTCTGTTCCTTCTATTTTAAATGTTCCTCTTGTATAAAGAAATCTATTAGAATGTGCAAACTCTGTCCATGGAATAGCAATTAAATCATAAGTTGCACCGCTTTGATCAATATTCATTGTAACTTTTGAAATTTTAATAGGATAAAACTTTTTTGCAACTGGGTTTTGTACTGGATTACCTTTAGTATCATAACCTTTAAATTCTAATGTTAAAAGAAATGGAGCATCAACATGATCCATATATCCACAATTCCAAGCCGCGCCTCGCAACTTTTCATAGAGTGTTACGCCTAATGGTTCAGTTAATGTTGCTTCAAGTTTATTAAAGTTCATCATTTTTTTATCAGGATTTGGTACGTGAGTACCGGTCATTATAACTCGTTTAAAAAATATATCATGATTTCTATCTAATATTGATTGAGCTTTTCTTGCCGCGTCTCTAGTTTTTTGTTGAGTATCGTTAATGTAATTAAAATTTTCTCCGCCGGTGTCAACATACGTTGTTTGAACGGTGTCTGGATCTCTACGTGTTTTGGCGCCTTTATTGCCTGGACCTATTCCTCCAGTACGAGCAATGATGTCATGTGGTTGTGAATTTCTATAAAGCTGTGGGTCTCTTATTTCTTCTTCTGATAATCCCGACAATGTCCAAACATAGTTAAAACTTGCATATTGGTGCAGTTGGTTTGGTACTAGTATTTGTTTGTTTTGCTGAACATCATTATTCTTACCCTTTTCTGATTTGGGTTTAGAAAGTGTTGAACCTTCTGATGGTGACCAAGTGTCTGCCATGTTATATTCCTAAATCAGATTTTAAATTGCTCAGTTTTGGTAATCTTATTTTTACCCCAGGAGCAAAGTCATACACAGGATCTTCAATTGAGTCTGGATTTCTTTGTGCAAACACCCACCATAGTCTTGGGTTAGAGTATAAATCATATGCTAACAAATCTGGACGATATGCATATATTCTATCAATCGTATATTCTATATCGTCATCTTCAGCAGTTATTGGTCTAGGAACAAAAAAGTCTAAACTAATATTATTTTCTTCTGTTGAAAAATATGGAGATGTGTTTGAGTATCTAGCCATTAAATGAATCCAATTCCGTTTTTATTAACTAGCTTGCCATCAACAAATTCTCTCATTGAAAAGTTTTTTATAGTATCTCTTGAGTAAATTGGTTGTAGTTGCACTGTAAAAATACTTTGTGTTGGTGCCCATGTTTCTGGTAAACTATCTTGAGGATTATATACCTGAGAACTTTGGTTAGGTGTTGCTATTTTATTATTTTGTGATGTTGAAATATAATCAACACCTT